AGCAAGGGAACGTTTGGTTACTATATAGAAACTATGCCGATAAAGGTTATACACAATCTAAAACTAGTGATCTAGATGGTGGTAGAAAGTCAGTTTTACATACTTACTGGACGCAAAAAGGAAGATTCTTCATTTATGAGTTATTGAAAGGTTTAGGTATTAAACCTACAGTAGAAAGAGAATTTTAAATAAAGGAGAAAAAAATGAAATTGAAACCAGAAATAAGAGAAATGTTAGAAAGAATCACAGAACACAAATTTCCAACTGCAAAAGAACCGCAGACTAGATATTTAAATGAAAAAATAGCACCCATTGCAAATGAAATAATCACTATTTTTGAAAATGAAAAGCTATCATATCTTGAGTGCTATAAAATATTAGAGTTTACATATCATACGCTAGAATATAAATCTGAACAAGTGAATTTATAATAATTCTTCTTGAACGTCTATAGATACAATTCGAAAAACATCTTTATCAGATAGTTTGTAAATATCAAGTTCAGTATTTGTTTCAAGATATTCAAGATTATATAGATAATTGTAATCTTGTTTTGATTTCATATCTAGCTGAAATGATGTTTCAAGTGAGATAAGTTCTAATAATTTTTCTTTAAATATATTTTTATCAAAACTATAAGTTCTTGCTAAAAATAAGGAATGAAATTCAGGTAAATTTAATTCAGCATATGAAGGTAGATAAACGCTAGAATATACATAACGTTTTAAATGATTATCTGACATAATTTCAGATACAGTTTTTAAATCAGATTTATAGTTTTTGAACGTTGTAGCTTTTATTAACTTACCGTTTAAATCGAGGATAAGATTTAATTTTACATAAATGTCCTTTAAAGTTGAATTTAATTGATACTCAATCACTTTTAAAATCATCTCTTGTCTTTGAATACTTAACATATCACACACTCCTTTCTTTATAAAATTTATTCTAAGATTTTAATTTTGAAAAGGTTTTACTTAGAATACTTAACATAATTATAACATTTTAAAAAAGGAGAAGTCAAAGAGATGGATAAATTTCGTAACATAATGAATGAAAAATTAAAAGAAAAAGGAATAAGCAGATACAAGTTATCTAAACTGACAGGAATTAGTCAACCACTCTTGTATAAAATTGCTAATAACAAAGTTGAATCGCCAAAATTTAGCGATACAGTCAAAATAGCTAGAGAACTAGATATAGATTTAAATGTTTTTAAATAAAGGAGGATAAAACAATGACAGTACTTGAGATAGTAAACCTGGGTAAGAAAATACCCATATTAAACAAAAGTGAAATTATTAAAGTGTTGGAAGTTGAAACTGGAAAAGGTGTCAGCGATGCGAAATTAAGAAGATATTTGAATAAGTTTCAAGAGTTTATAAATGAAGGATATTGTCCTAAGGAAAGCTTGATAATCGATGGACATAGCATAATTTGTTTTACATATCCATTTTTATACTTCCTATCGAATAAAAACAAGTTTCAAGATAAAAGATTGAGAAAACTAATCAAACCTTTTTCACAAGAAGTTGTGAAACAATATAAATTAATAGGAGCATAACATGAACAGAGCATTTGTTAATAGCCCAATGAGCACAAAGAAAGTGCACAGGTCTAAAAAAAGATTTAATCAAAATTTTAATAGAATTTTTAAAGATACAAACAAAGTTAAAAGAAAAATGAGTTTTTTCAGAGGTTTAGTTTTCGGTATTGGTTCTACATCAATGTTAACAACTGAATTATCGATAACAACGCTATTTTTACTAACTTTAAATATTATTATAATTTCATATTCTTTTGACGCAAAAAGTGAAAGTGTCAGAGATAAATTAAGACCAAAGAAGATACATTTTAAGTAAAAGGAGGACACGATGTTAAAAAAAGAATTAATTAATAAAGTTTTAGATTGGGCAGATGATAAAGATGCACTAAATGAGTTTATATATGATAAACAGCTAATGAAAGTCGGAGAGGAAGTTAATGAATTATGTACAGAGTTAGTACTAACTCACAAGAGTTTAAGTAGCCGTGGTAAAGTCTTTTCCGAAGCAGGAGATGTGATTGTTACTTTAATAATTAGTGATTATTTACATACTAAAGACAGAGATAAGACACTTGAAAATTTCTTAAAAATTAAATTTTATACAGTTAAAGGAGCAAAACATTATACAGATTTAGTTTTGGATTTATATATAAAATATACAGATATTTTATTTACTTGGAATATGACTAAAAAATTTAATTTATTTGCAGTAAAAGAACTGTTAAACACATTAAATAGAATTGTTATTAATGCTGATTCTAATTTGAGTTATGCTTTAAGCTTAGCTATCGAGAAAAACAGTAAAAGGACAGGTAAGATAGTTAATGGGAGTTTTGTAAAAGATGAATACTGATAAATACGTATTAGGGGATTTTATAAGGTTTCTAGAAAAGAAAAGAGGTATTAAAAATGCAAGACAAAGAGTATTTTTAATAAGAAATCATACTCCGCAGGATATGCAATACGTTAGTCAGTGTTGTAGTCGTGCTGGAAAACCACTAACAAAATATAACACACATCGCCTTAGAAAAATACTAGGATTAACAGTAAAGGAGATGAGAAGTTTAGTTTTAGAAATGAAAGGAGGTGAGAATAATGGTAAGGAAGATTAAAAGAACAAAACTACCAAAAAAAAGAACGTATTGAGTATGAGCGATTAGAGGCGAGAAGTGATTTATTAGAAGAATTGTTACTGTTAACAGCGAGCGTACTTCGTATCAAGTATGACTGGGGGAAAGTTAGAATTACTAATTTTATAAGTAACTTAATGGAACATATGTCAGATTACAAAATGGAGATATATTTTCAAAAATCAGATATAAGAGCGATGCTTAAAAAAGAATGTTCTATTGATATAGATAAATTGATTTTAAGTGAAGCAAATAAACATTACGAAAGAACAAAAAAGCCATGTCGACAAACACAGCTTAGAAAATAAAAATACAAGTATATTATTACATGAATTAATAAAAATTTCAATAGGAGGAAAATTATATGAATGCTATGGTTAGCTTCGAGAATGTTAACAAAGAATATTCATATTTTACAAATGATAGAGACTTAAAAGAGGGGGATATGGTTGTTGTTACTTCAAAACGTTTTGGCGGATACAGCGTTGGAGTTTTTAAAAGATACACTAAAAGTATGACTTTACCAAAACAAAATATCGTTTTGAAGCTAACTAAAGACTATTTCGAAAAATCAGAAGAAAAAGTATTGAGAGATAAAGAAAATTTATTGGGAGGATATATTAATGAAAAAAGCAGCTTATGAAAGCTATATGGAAGATATGAAGATTTGGTATGAAATTTCAGACAGACGTAAAAGATTTCTTAATAGAGAAATGAGGGAAAAGCTAGAAGAGGTCATGAAATACGTAGATGATGACTTTCCTTTTTCTGGTGAATTAGAACTTATATGTAAAGAAAAAGATTTACCAAAATGGGTGGAACTTACTGAAAAAGTAATAGATGTATTCAGCACAGTAGACAAGCTATCATTGAAAAAGATAATAAGAAGAGTCAAAGAAGATTATGACATATAGTGAATACATAAATTTATTAAATAAAGCAATAAAACACTTAGAAAACTATGAATACGACAAAGCTAAAAAAGCTATTGAAAAAGCTGATGTAACTGGATATACGTATCACTACATAATGTGTGCTATTGATTATATAGACGCACGTACAGCTATTAAAAAGATAAATGAAGAAATTAAATATTGGGAGGAAATAAAAGAAAATGACGATTAAAGAAGAAGTGAAAAAACCAAAACACTATCTAATAAAAATCAAAGATCGATATATAGAAAGTAAACATATTATAGAAGCTTTAATAAGTGAAAGTAGAATAGTTGGAACAGTTGCTTTTTGGTACGGAAATGCATTCAAATACATTACTAGAATGTTTAAAAAGCATGATGATCCAGTGACGGACATTGATAAAGCTATAGAATGTTTATTAAACATTAGAGAAATCTATACAGGTAAAAGACACGAATTGAAAGAAGTTGTAGAAGAAGATTTCAGAAAGGAGATAAGTGGTTAAATTATTTAAACATCAAGAAATAGCACTTGATAAAGTTAAAGGTAAAAATAAAGTTGCTTTCTATTTAGATATGGGGCTTGGAAAGACATTTGTAGCTAGTGAAAAAGCTAAAGAATTTCAATCAAAAATTATAGTTATTTGTCAAAATTCTAAATTAGAAGACTGGAAAGAACACTTTACAACAAACTACAATCTAAAAACTGAAATTGTATCACTTAAAACAATTGATAGTTTAGATAATTTTGAAGTTATTGTAGTGAATTATGAAAAGTTATACAGAGATAATTATTCAAAATTATTAAAAATGAGTGAGTACACTTTAATAATAGATGAGAGTTCTATTTTAGGAAATCCTAAAACGCAGATTTGTAAAGCTGTTAAAAAAATGAATTACAGTAATTTAATTTTACTATCTGGTACTCCTGTTAGCGGAAAGTACGAAAAGCTATACTTTCAATTATCGCTTTTAGGTTTAGATATGACTAATCCAGAATTTAATAAGACCTTTTTAAACCAAAAGTTAATTAGTAGGTTTGGTCGTAAATTTTATGAGTTAGATAAATTTAACCCTTATAAAAATGTGAATCGTCTTAAAAACACTATGAAAGAACTTTCTTGCGTGTTCATGAAAACAGAAGACGCTTTTGAATTACCTAAACAAAACTTTATCGATATTAAAGTTGATACTAGTAGAGATTATAAATTTTTTGAAAAGCATTCTGTTTTAGAAAAGTATGATTTAGTAGGAGATACTACACTAACTAAACGACTAGGATTAAGAAAATTAGCAAGTTATTACAATAAAAATAAATTAGACGTAGTTAAAGATCTAATAGAGAGTACAGAAGATAGAATATTAATCTTTTACAATTTTAAAAGAGAATTAGAAGAGTTAGTAAGACTAACTGATAAACCAAAATCATTTGTAAATGGGGATTTAGTAGACAAAGAAAACTATGAAAATTATGACAATTCAATTACTTTTATGCAGTATCAAGCGGGAGCTAAAGGTCATAATATGCAAAAAGCTAATAAAATAATTTTCGTTAGTCCAACCGAAAAATGTGAAGACTATATGCAAGCTTTGAAACGTACACATAGAATAGGTCAAGAAAAAGCATGTTTCTACTATAGACTAGCAGTTAAAGACAGTATAGAAGAGAAAATTTATTCTGCATTAGAAAGGGGTGAGGACTATACAGACGAACTGTTCAGAAAAAGCTTACGAGAATAAGATAAAGAAATTTCTTAAAGACAATGGTTGCTTTTATATAAAGTACAATCCCCAACAGTTTGGTCAAGCTGGAACACCAGATATACTAGCTTGCGTTGGTGGACGATTAGTAGCTATAGAGGTTAAAAGAGAGAGTGGGAAAATTAGTGAATTACAAAAGTATAAAATAAAAGAAATTATTAAAGCAGGTGGTATTGCTTTTGTCACTAGACCTAGCGGCTTTGAAGACCTTAAAAATTTTATAGAGGAATTATTAAAACATGAAATTCAGTCACTCACGAATAGAACTATACCAAAGATGCCGCTTGGCTTTTGATTTCAAATATAATAAAGGTGCTGAACTTGTAGAAGTCTATGAAGCTACTAACCCTTTAGTAATTGGAAAATCACTACATTTAGGGCTTGAAACTTTAGATTATCACGACTATTACAAAAAGCATTATCCAGTATTATATGATACTCACATTGAAGAATTGATAAAGTTAGATATTCAAATATCTAAAACACTTGAATTAATCGATAAAAAAGGTATTTTTGAATATCACATTGACACCGATGATTTTCAAGGATATGTGGACTATTTGGTTGAGACAGAAGCAGGTGTTGAACTATACGATTTTAAATATTCAAACAATGTAGAACATTATTTGAAATCAAAACAGTTACATTTATATAAGTACTACTTTGAAAAAACAACAGGTAAGAAAGTTAATAAATTAGGATACATTTTCATACCTAAAATAATGATAAGAAAAAAAATGAACGAGTCAACATTTGAACTTAGAAGAAGAATTGTTAAAACATTAAAAGAACCTTTCATTGAATATGTTGAATATGATGAAAGTAAAGTTGAGGATTTTAAAAACACAATAAACAAAATAAAAAATGACAAATTCAATGATTACACTTGTTGTGATAATAAGTATTGTGATTATTGTAAGATTGTTAGAAATGGAGAAAATTATATGTTTAAATTACCAGAAAATAAAAAGAGAGAAAGAAAGATTGATTTAAGACCTGATTTATGGATTTACGCTGATTCATATGTTGGTAAATCAACGTTCGTAGATCAATTTGATGATTTACTTTTCTTAAACACTGACGGAAATACTGATAATACTACAAGTCCAGTTTTCAGAATTAAAGATGAGGTTAGTGTTGAAGGTCGTATCACTACAAAAGTAACAGCTTGGGAAATTTTTTTACAAGTTATTGACTATTTAGAAAAAAATGAAACTACATACAAAGCGGTTGCTATTGACTTATTAGAAGATTTATACGAACATTGCAGAACGTACATTTTAGAAAAAAATAAGTGGGAGTTTGAAGGTGATGGATCTTATGGTAAAGGTTACGCTTTAGTAAAAAAAGAATTTTACAACGCAATTAAAAGATTTAAAAATATAGGTTTACAAATCATCTATATATCTAAAGAAATAACAAGGGAACTTTCATTAAACAATGGTTCTAAACGTACAACATTTGTACCAAATTTCAAAGAAAATGATGCAAATATGTTAGCGGGAACTGTAGATTTAACAGTTAGAGCATTTGTTGAACCAGACGGAAAAAGAAAATTACAATTAACAAAAACTAATAATACTTTCGGTGGTGGAAGATTTAATTTCAAAAAAGATGTTATATCACTAAATATTGAAGAATTTAGAAAAGCATTAACTGACGCACAAGAAGGGTTTGTTACTAAAGTAGAAGATACTTTTAAAGAAATTATTCTTGAAGAAGAAACAACAGAAGAAATTGAATTACCTGTTGTAAATCCTTTTAAAGATGAAGATGAAGCGAAAGTCGAAGAAGAACAACCAAAAAGAACAAGAAGAATAAGAAAAAAAGAAGGAGATAAGTAAAAATGACATTAGATTTTAGCAAATGGGACGGAATTGATTTTAATGATTTAGGAACAGAAGGGGATTTTCCAGAAATTCCTTACGGAACTTATGAAGTAAAAGTAAATAATATTGAACTTAAAGAAAGTAAAAAAGGTAGTTTGATGATTGTATTTGAATTTGAAATCATTAATGGAGATTTTGAAAAGTCAAGATTGTGGTATAACCAAGTAATAGAAGCAGGCTTTGGTAAACGTAAAGCTAAAGACATGATCGAAAGTTTATTAGATGGAGATGATTTTATATACGGTTCTAATTTAAGAGTTATTGATCAACAGATAAAAGAAGTTTTTGAAGAAACAAAACAATTTGAATATGCATTGCAATATTCAGTTAATAAAAAAGGGTACAACGAATATGTTATAACAGAAGTGTTTGAGGTAGAATAATGTTTTATTTAAAAACAACTAACGGTATTCAATGTATGAAACTTAATGGTGTTGTTTTTCAAGTAAACAAAGAAAGTGATTTAGACAGGATTAATACTCCTGTCTGGATTACATGGAACTGGAAAACTGCATTAAGAAATAAAATTAGTTATTATGTTGAAGAATATAACGACAAAGATTTAAAAGAATATGTAGCCTCTTTGGGGGTTAAAAACGAACTTGAAGCATTAGTTAAAATTTTTGAATTAAGAAAAGATACTTTTAATACTAAGGTTAGGTTATGGAAAGAGTTTAAAAAATCAAACTTTAGGTATAGTATGCCTCGTTTCATAGAGTGTCTTATTGATTTTAAATTCCCTAAAAAAACTAAAGAGAAAGATTATAAAATCTTAGATTTTATTAAACTTAAAAAATATCCTTATGTTTTAGAATTTTTTAAAAATAAAAATAATTACGGCTCTAAACTTGATGTAATGATTGCAGGTGTTGAACATCGTTTTGGTTGGGGCGGATTACATGGTGCAAGAAAGAAGGTACATATTAAAGGTAACTTAATACATATAGATATTAATAGAAATTATCCAACGTTATTAAACACCTATTTTCCTATAGATGACCCAATAATTAAAAAAATACACTATTATAATTCTACTAAAACGGGTGCTGAAAGAATACCTTACAAATTAGCTGACAATGCGATAATTGGAAAATTCAAAGATAAAAAAAGTAAGTTATATAATCCTGCTTTGAATAACTCAATTTGCGTGAATGGTCAGTTGATATTACTAATGCTTATTGAAATGTTAGAACCATATTCAAAAATCATTCAAACTAACACTGATGGAATTATAATTGAAGCACATAACGAAAAGATGATTTTAGAAGAGGTTAAAAAATGGGAAGAAATAACTAGATTAACTACTAAAATATCTTACCATAAAGAGTTATTACAAAAAGATGTGAATAACTATATTTTAGATGGTAAATCAGTAGGATACACTAAAATAAATCCCTTGCGTTATCACGGTGTAGTTATTAAAAAGGCTATGTTAGCTTATTTAGATGGGGTAAGTCCTAGAGAATATTTAAAGACTAATAAAGAAATTAGAGATTACCAATATCTACATAAAGGGCAAGTTTATTACAACGCTGGTTTAAGTGGATACACTCTAAGAGATGACCAAGGTTATAAAGTAGCAGATATGCCAAAAGTTACGTCATATTTTGAAAAGCGTGATGATAGAGCATATATAGAAGAAATTTATAAGAAATTAAAGGAATATGGAATATGAAAATACAAGTAAATAAGCAAAATGTAGGGCTTAGAATAAAACAAATAAGACAAAACAAGGGTTATACTCTTGAAGAATATGGAGAGTTATTTGGAGCAAGTAAAAGTAATGTTTATAGATGGGAACAAGGGAAAGTTCTTCCAAATAAAGAACGTATAAAAGCAATAGCAAAATTTGCTGATATGACTGTAAATGAGTTGCTGTATGGTAGTGTTGAGTACAAATGTATTTGTAAAACATGGAGACCTACAGCAGAATATATAGATTATATTATGAAAAATTAAAGGAGAATAACAATGACAAATAAAATAACAGTATATACAACAGTACCTTGCGTAAACTGCAACAGTACAAAAGAGATGATGAAATTTCATGAGATAGAATTTGAAGAAGTAGCAACGCAGCATTTAGATAATGCAGATGATGTGCTAGATATGTTGCGTGAAAAAGGATTTACACAGTTTCCAGTAGTCAGCGTAAACGATTGGGAAGATTCGTGGTGTGGATATCAGCCTGAATTAGTAGAAAAATATAGCGGTAAATATAATGAATAAAAATCTTGAAACAGACGTATTATTACATATAATTTTATTTGTTGCTTGGTGTGTTGTTTTGTATTACTTATGTATTACACACCTTGAAAATAAAGCACTTGAAAGAGAAGTAAAAGAGTTGAGAGATAAAAATTATAAATTAAGTATGATGCTGGAGACGTATGATAGGAGGAGGTAATGTTATTTCGAGGTTACGTTGAAACTAAAGATAAAAAACCCCTAACTAAGATAAGTAAATTTGTTTCATTAGATGAAATACAACACGCTAATTCATACTCAGGGGTCTTAGCTGATGATGTAATTTTGATAGATGTTGATGACAAAAGAGAAGCTAGTATATTATTTCAGATAGTTAATGATTTGAAATTAAATACAGTTGTATATGAAACTAAAAGAGGTAAACACTTCTATTTCAAAAATACCACGATTAAAAAGCAAGCAACAGATACTAGAACTGCTTTAGGTATTAATGTTGATATTAAACTAGGTTCTAAAAAATCGCTTGGAACACTTAAAGTCGATGGTGTATTACGACCACAAATAAGAACTTGTGAAGCTCTAGACCTGCTACCTAAGTGGCTTATACCTGTTAAGTCTAAAAAAGATTTTAACAAAAACAGAAATCAGAGTTTTTTCAATTATATTTTAACTCTGCAAGCTGCAGGTTTTAATAAAGACGAAGCTAAACAAACTATTCAACTGATGAATAAATATATAATTGATGAACCTTTAGATAATACAGAATTATCTACAATTCTTAGAGATGAAGCTTTTAATAAAGAACTCTTCTATAAAGATAAGACATTTTTATTTCAAGATTTCGCTAAATTTATCGTTAGTGAATATTCAGTTAAGAGATTAAATGGTATCTTGCACGCCTATGAAGACGGTATTTATAGAAAAGCAAATATTGAAGCTATGATGATTAGACATATTCCCGATTTAAAAAAGGCTATGAGGTCAGAGGTTTTAGCTTACATAGAATTACTAGTACGTGAAAATTCAGATTTAGCAGAAGTTAATTATATAGCTTTTAAAAATGGTATATATGATATTAAAACAGACGAGTTGCGAGAGTTTTCACCTGATATAGTAATAAGCAATAGGATAGAGCATAACTATCAAGCAGGAGCATATCACCCACTTTTAGACGAGATTTTAAATAATGTAGCTGTTCAAGATAAAGAAGTTAGATTACTCCTTGAAGAGATGGTAGGATATACATTTTTAAGACGTAACGAGCTTAGAAAGTTCTTTATGCTTGTTGGAGATGGACAAAACGGTAAGTCTACTCTCTTAAATACAATCAAACATTTATTAAAAAATAATTATTCAGATTTAGATATTATGAAGTTAAATGACAGATTTTCTACAGAAATGCTAGTTAATAAGTTAGCTAATATCGGAGATGATGTTTCAAGTACAAATATTAAAGATACTTCAACAATCAAAAAGATAGCTTCGGGAGATAGTATAGATGCAGAGGAAAAAGGTAAACCCAAATTTTCATTTACTCCTTACTGTAAATTGATTTTCTCTTCTAACACTATTCCAAAAATCGGTACTGGAGATGATGTTAAGGCTGTGATGAGTCGTATGGTTATAGTACCCTTGAACGCTAATTTTAGTGAGAGGAGTAAAGACTTTAAACCTTTCATTATAGACGATATTACAAGTGATGAAGCAATGTCATATTTGATAAATTTAGGTATCGCAGGTCTTAAGAGAATATTAAAGAATAAGAAATTTACGGAGCCTGCAGTTGTGCAATCTAGCAAAGAAGAGTATGAAGCTAGTCTTGATGAAACGATGGAGTATATTAAAGCTTTAGAACTTTATGATATTCTAGGAGAAACAACGGCGAATGTTTATAAGGAGTATCAGACTTATTGTTGGAACGAGGGTTTAGAACCCGATGAAAAAACACCTTTTGGAAGAAAATTAACTAAATATCATAAAGTTAAAACTTTCTCTACAACAAAAAATGGTTTTCGTTGTAGAATTTACAAAAAACTACAGATAACTACAGATGATTAATTTTATCTGTAGTTGCTTTGAGGTTAGGTAAATAAAGAATTTGTAGAAGATAACTACAGAAACTACAGATAAAAATCTATTTTAGAATATTTTAAAAATTTTTTTTTATATTAATAATAAATAATAAAGAATTTGATATATTATTTGTAGTTGAAAATGGTCTGAAAACTTACAAATATTGAATTTGTAGCAACTACAGATGAGAGGAGGTCAATAAATGAAATGGGAAGAATTAGACGCAATTTTAAAAAATGAGAAGTATTATAGAAATATAATAAATGTACACTTTAACGAAAGTGCTAGTATTGATGATTTAGGAGTGCAGAATAATAGTTATGGAAATAGTAAAGAACGTGCATTGGTAAAAAAAATAGAAGATAAACGTTATAAAAGAGCTTTACAAATTGTAAAAGCAATAGATGATTTTATGGAAAGTGCTTCTGAATTAAAAATAATGATATTTGAATATAAATACAGACAAAGGTTATATGTCTCTCAAATAGCTTGGAGAACGCATTATGGTACGACTAAGATCAAAAAAGAAATTAGAGAAATTAGACATTATTTTAAAGAGCGACTACAACGTCCCAAACGTCCACTATAATTGATAGTATAGAGAACTGTGTAATAGCAGTTCTTTTTATTATGAATTGAGAGGAGATGATGGAAAATTGAATAATCAGAAAATAGTTGATGAGATAAAAGAAAAAGCATCTAATTTGATGAATGATTGGCCATCATCTAGAAATAAACAAAAGTTATTTATATTAGAATATATGGCTAATGGTTTTACTAATGCTACAGATGCAGCAATAAAAGCTGGTTTTAGCGAGAAATCAGCAAGAAGCACAGCAAATAAAATGTTAACTGGGTGTGACAAATTCCTACACATTCCAGAAGTTGTAGCAAAATTACAAACAATTTACGAAGATAAGCTATTAGAACACTCTGTGATGTCTAGTCTGGAGTTAAAACAGTTCTGGACAAGTATTGTAAGGGGTCAAACTAAAGACATTAAATTCATAGGAGCAGGAGAAGGGTTGCAGAAAGTAATAGAAGTAGAGCCTGACTTAGCAACTAGAATTAATGCTTCAGATAAATTAGCTAAATCATTAGGAATGTATCAAAATAATGTAAATACTAATATAACTGGAGATATAACATTTGAATTAGGAACTTGGGAAGATGAGGATTAAGGGAGACCCTAAAAAATACTTTAACAAGCATATTTACGATAAATTAGATGATTATTCTATATTTACAGAAGTTCACTATGGAGGTGCCTCTAGTGGTAAAAGTCATGGAGTATTTCAAAAGATAGTTTTTAAAGCTTTGAAAAAGTGGAAAGTACCTAGAAAAATACTTGTATTAAGAAAAGTAGGGGCAACTATAAGGGATTCTGTATTTGCTGACGTAAAATCTACACTAGAAAGCCTAAGGAATAATAATGTCAGTATGTTAGATTTATGTAAAGTTAATAAAACTAACTTTGAAATAGAGTTGCCTAATGGTGCTATATTTATTTTTAAAGGAATGGACGACCCAGAGAAAATAAAATCTATTAAAGGTATTTCTGATGTAGTAATGGAAGAAGCATCTGAATTTACTTTAGATGATTATACACAACTTACGTTACGTTTAAGGGAAAAGAAACATCTTTACAAACAAATATACTTAATGTTTAACCCTGTTTCAAAAGTAAATTGGGTTTATAATGCTTTCTTTGTAAAAACTCCTAAAAATACAGTAGTTTATCAGACTACTTACAAAGATAATAGATTTTTAGATAAACAAGTTATAGAGAATATAGAAGAGTTAGCAAACAGAAATGAGGTTTATTATAAAATATATGCTTTAGGAGAGTTTGCAACATTAGACAAACTAATATTCCCTAAATATGAAAGAACGATTTTAAATAAGGATAACTTAAGAGAGTTACCTTCTTTTTTTGGGCTTGACTATGGTTTTATTAATGACCCTTCAGCTTTTCTCCATGTCAAGATAGATGATAAGAACAAAACATTATACATAGTTGAAGAATATGTTAAGAAAAATCTATTAAATAACGAGATATACAATGCTATAAATAATTTAGGTTATAGTAAAGAAGTTATAACGGCTGATAGTGCTGAAAAGAAATCAAATGCGGAGTTGAGACGTTTAGGGCTTAGCAGATTAAGAGACTCTAAAAAAGGTCAAGGGTCACTACTAGCAGGGTTACAATATCTTTTACAATTCAAAATAGTTGTAGATGATAGATGTGTTAAGACTATTGAAGAGTTAGAAAACTACACATGGAAAAAAGATAAGAATACAAACGAATATACAAACACACCAGTTGACTCATATAACCACTGCATAGACGCCATAAGATATGCTGTACAAGATAGATATATTTCAGGTGGTGTTCAGATTATGAAAGGAATTGTATAATGATTAAACTAAACAATAAGAAGTTATTTACAGCAGATAAAGAAGCGGTTATCAATACTGATTTCATTAACAAAGCTATTGAATTACATAGAGGTAAACTTTTAAGTTTATATATTGAAAATGAGAATATGTACATGACTAATCACGACATATTAAGAAAAGAAAAGAAACCAAATTATAAACCGGATAACAGGATAATTTTAAATTATGCTAAATACATTATTGATACTTTCACAGGTTTTCACTTAGGTATACCTGTCAAAATAACGCATAACAACGAAGTTATAAGCGATGTTATTAAAGAATTTAGAAAAATTAACGACATGTTAGATTCTGAATTTGAATTATCAAAAATGACGAATATTTTTGGACATTCGTTTATATACTTATTTCAAGATGAAGACGCAGTAACTAGAATGACTTATAACAGTCCGATTAACATGATTATGATACATGACAATTCTATTTCAGAACTTCCGTTATGCGCTATCAGATATAGTTTAGGTGATAACGACGGTGATTCGTTCGGAGAAGTTATAACTAATGATGAAATCATATCTATTTCAGTTGATGCTAACGGTAAAGTGAAAATTTTAGAAAGAGTAAATCATCAATTTCATAAATTACCAGTAGTTGAATTAGTCGCAAATGAAGAAAGGCAAAGTTTGTTCGATTCAGTAAAAACGTTAATAAACGCTTTGAACAAAGCTGTATCCGAAAAGGCTAACGATGTAGATTATTTCGCTGACGCCTATTTAAAAGTGATAGGTGCGAAATTAGAAGAAGATATAGCACTTCATATCAGAGATAGTAGATTGATTAATCTTTACGGTGAAACTAATAATCTTGACGCCGAATTTTTAAACAAGCCCAATGCAGACGCTACACAAGAAAACTTAATTCATTTACTGATTAAATCGATTTTTGATATTTCAATGGTCGCTAATCTTTCACAAGAAAATTTTGGAAATGCGTCAGGTACAGCTCTAGCTTTCAAACTACAACCAATGTCGAACTTAGCTAATATTCTAGATAGGAAAGTAACAAGTGCGTTCAATAGAATGTATGAATTACTTTTTAATTTACCTACCATAAATTTTGGTGATGAATGGAAAGTAATTCATTATAAATTCACAAGAAATGTACCTAGAAACATCAAGGAAGAAGCAGAAGTTTTAGCTTTATTAGATGGTAAAGTATCTAATGCTACAAGATTAAGTATTTTGTCTATTATAGATGATGTCAATGAAGAATTGAAGAGAATGGAATACGATGACAATAAAGCTAGTTCATTCACTAGAAATTTACTAAGAGAGCGTGTGACTGATGACGTATTGGACGAATAGACGACTTAGAGAAATAAAAGAAAAGCAAAAAGCAGAGCTTAGCTTAGACGTTCAGTTGCAAGATTTATATGATAGATATAAACGTGAAATAGAAAAAGAAATTAACGACTTTTACATGAAGTATGCTGTTAGAAATAACATTTCTCTTTCAGAAGCTAGAAAACGTGTTTCTGAAATGGACGTTCAAGCTTTTTCAGAAAAAGCTAGACGATATGTTAATGAAAAAAAATTTAGTAAAGAAGCTAATGAAGAATTAGCTGTATATAATTTGAAAATGAAAGTTTCAAGGTTAGAAATGTTGCAATATAACATTGATTTACAATTGTTAGGTTTATCAGAAGAAGAAACAAGATTAGCTGAACAGTTTTTAAATAAAGAATATAAAAAAGATATTAGAAATCAAGCTGGGATTTTAGGAAAAAGCGTTGGTAATGCAGCAGATACTCAAATTGGGATAAACGTACTTTTAGAAAGACCATTTAACGGAGTTACGTGGAAAACTGGACTAACAAGTCAGCAATCAGCGATACGTAAAGTAGTAGCTAAATCAGTTGAAGATTTAATTGTAAAAGGTAAAAATCCAACGACTTACATTTCACAGTTAACAAAAGATTTGAATATTAAAAAATACGAAGCTAAAAGACTTCTAGTTACAGAAGCTGCTAGAATACAGACAGAAGTACAAAAAGCTAGTTATGAAGAAGCTGATTACGAAGAATATATATATTTAGCTGAAACTAAAAGTTGTAAACTATGTGGTCCTTTACATGAAAAGAAATTTAAAGTAAAAGATATGCAGCCTGGTAAAAATGCTTGTCCAATGCACCCCCATTGTAAATGTTCTACAGCTCCTTATTTTGACAGCGATAAAGCTATTAATGATTTAATCGCTAAACACAAAGCTGAACAAGCGAAAAAAACAAGATGAACAAATTGAAAAATCAGACGCTATAAAACCTGAAAACGTGAAAAAAGCACCTTTCAAATTTGATGATTTTGAACAAAATTATGTTTACAAAGGTTTTGATGAAAAGCAATTTATTGAAATATCAAATAAATATAGAGGTTTTGTAGGTTCACACGTGTCAAAAGATAATAATAACGCGGTTATCAAATTAGATAAATCTAACGTTTTTAAAACGTCTTATGGATACGCTGTAAAGATAGATAACGAACATACAGTTTTTATAAAAAATTGGCAGATTTGGGGAGAAACACCTGAATCATATACAATAAATTTTAACAGACAGTATTTCAAAGTGAAAAAATGGGGTGATTATTCAGATATGTCAGAGGGAGGCTGGCGAAGTTTTGATGATGTAATAAAAACAGCTAAAAAACAAGAGAAATATTATGAAAAATCATACAAAAGACAAAAAGAATTTAAATTTTAAGTAATCGTTCTAGACAAAACGTTAAAATGTCTTTTTATTATGCCCAAAACGTGCTCAAGGCTTTAAAAGGTGCAAGAGATCATCAGTCTTACGGACTTAAAACGGGAGGATTTCATTATGGAAAATGAAACAAAAACAGAAGTAGTTGAAGAAGTAGAGAAAGTCGACACTCAAACTGAAGAAACTACTGAAAAAACTTTTACTCAAGAACAAGTTGATAAAATTATAAAAGAACGATTAAATCGTGCTTTAAGTAAAAAAGATGAAGAATATCAATTAAAAATGAGTGAAGCTGAAAAGTTGCGTAAAATGAGCGAAGAAGAAAAAGCTAAATATGAAAAAGATAAAACAGACGCTCAAATTAAAGAACTTGAAGCTGAATTAGCAAGACATAAATTAGAAAAAGTAGCAAATATAAGTCTTGCTGAAAAAGGTATTGTTACTAATGAAGAGGTTCTGAATTTTGTAGTCAAAGATACAGCAGAGGCTACAGATGAAGCTATTAATTTACTAGTTAAATTAATCGAAGAACAATCAGAAATTAAAGTTAAAGAACTTATGAAAGGTAAAACACCTTTGAAAATTTCAAATGCTACTAATACTGTTACTAAAGAACAATTTAGTAAAATGAGTTACCGTGCAAGATTAGATTTGCAAAGATCTAATCCAAATTTATACAATGAATTGAAAGGATAGAAAACAATGACACAAACAAAAATCGCAGATTTAATTAATCCTGAAGTTATGGCTGATATGATTTCAGCTAAACTACCAAAATTATTAAGATTTAAAACATTAGCTAAACTGGAAACAACATTAGTTAGTCAGCCTGGAACAACTTTAAAAGTTCCAAAATTCACATACACTGGTGCAGCACAAGAAGTAGCTGAAGGGCAAGCTATTCCGTTAAATAAATTGGGCGTTACAACAACTGAAATGACAGTAAAAAAAGTAGCTGGTGGTTATGAAATCACTGACGAAGCTGTTTTATCAGGTTTAGATGATCCGATTGGAGAAGCAGTTTCTCAGCTAGGTTTAGCATTAGCTGACAAAATAGATAACGATATTATAGAAGAAGCTAAAAAAGCAACTCAACACGTAAACAAAGCACCTAACACGCTAGCTAACTTGCAAGCAGCTTTGGATATTTTCGAAGATGAAGAAGATGTGCGTTATGTGGCTATTTTAAATCCAATTGACGCTATGAAATTACGTACAGAAGCCGGAAAAGATTTCTTACGTGGTTCAGAATTAGGAGCTAGCGCTTTAATTTCAGGTACTTTTGGGGAAGTGCTAGGTGTTGAATTAGTACGCTCTAAGAAAGTTGAGCAAGGTCAAGGTTTTGTAATCGCTGTGTCTGCTAAAGAAACAGATGAGGAAGATAATTCAAAATACGGAGCTTTTGTTATCAATATGAAACGTGATGTTTTAGTTGAAACTGATAGAGATATTATTAAAAAGACTACTGTAATCACTGGGGACAATCATTACGGAGCTTATTTATATGATGATAAAAAAGTTGTAAGATTTGGTGCTTAACATGAGTTTATTATTACGAAGGCACCATGAAAAAGAAGAAAAGAAAACTAATGAAAAAGTAGAAGAAACTACTAAGAAAAAGGTTGTCAAGAAGAAAGGAGAATAAATATGGCTCTATATAGAACGACTACTAGTTTAAGAGATTATTCAGATGATGAATATTTATATAAAGAAAATGCTGTTTTTCCTAGAAAAGGATTAACAGTGTCAGAAGAACGTATTAAAGATCTTTTAAATAAAGATCTTATTAAAGTTGAAAAAAAGGAAGTTAAAAAATCAAAAAAAGGAGAGTAAATATGGAAAATACTCAACTTGAAAAAATTAAAAGACGATTAGGAATAGACTTAGACAATGATAATGAAAATGATTTATTAAAAGACTTAATAAATGACGCTGAAAGTTATTTTTTAGGTTTTACAGGAGCTTTAACAATAGAAGATAAATATCAATTTATGATTGAAAACGTTGTTTACAAACTATATGGTCAAAAAGGTTCTGAAGCTTTAGCTAGTGAAAATATTGACGGTTATTCAGTGACTTATCATAACTTAAATAATTTATTTGAACCATATTTAGAAATTTTGAAAAAAGACTTCAAACTGGAAAGTGAAGGGGGAATTCAGTTTTTATGAAAACTCCCCACAGAATTAAGTTATTTAAGTCTAATACTGCTGATAAGTACAATCCTGTAACTGACACTTACGAGAATTCAGAAAGTGAGTATAAAGAAGTAGCTTGTTACATAAACTACATTAAAAAATCAAAAGTATTTGAAGATTATGGAAACAGAACTGATAATATTATGATTTGTAGATTTATGCAGGAACAAGAACCTTTTACAAAAGCTTTTTTCAAAAATAATTATTATGTACCAATTGAAAATATAGACGCTCCAATTAAAAGTGCTGTGCGATTAAAAAGGGTGGTTAGAAATGGCTAAAATACATTGGCAAGGTATGGAAATTTTATCTGGTGTAATTAAAAAGGCTAATAGTCGTAGTGAAGAAGAAGTTAGTATGGTTGTAAAAGATACTACTAGTGAATTAAATGAAAAAATACAAAGTAAAGCTCCAGTTGATACTGCTACTTTAAAAAAGGGTGTTACTTCTCGTTTCGTAGGAAAACTGGAAAGTCATACTAAATCTAAAGTTGATTATCAAGGTTATCAAGAATATGGTACAAGATTTCAATCTGGAAAACCTCACGTTCGCCCTGCATTAAAAGAAGTAGAACCTAAATTCAAATCAGATTTAACTAAAGTTATGAAAGGACTATTCGGAAAATGATTAATCATGTTTTATTTAGATATATTTATTCTGTAGCACAATTAATTACAGAGAATACATTTGATTATTTACCTGATGCAACAGCTAAATATCCTTTTATTTATTTCGGTGAATCTTTTAATAATGAGGCAAATAATGTAGAGCTTTATGGTGAAATAACTCAAACTGTACACATTTACGGACTTAGAACAGACCGAAAGACTCTTGATGATTGGTCAGCTAAGTTACTACAAGAATTAAGAAACAATAAATCATTTTTAAATTATAAAATCAGCTACAAGAAAAGTAGTGTAAGAGATTTACAAGATAATACAGATGTTCAACCTTTGATACATAGAGTATTAGAAGTTGATTTTTTTTATAACAAAGAAAGGAATTAAAAAATATGACAAATGAAACAACAACTACAACGCAAGATGTATCAGTAACTACATCAGAAATTCAAAACGCTATTAAAGCTATGAATGGAAAAGAATTACTTGCGTTTTTCAGACGTTACAAAGATAGAACTAAAGAAGACGCTTCAAGAATTTCATTTATGACAGAACATTTGATCTCTATGGAAAAAGAATCAGGTTCTACTGTTACGGTAGACGGAACAGTTAAATCATTAGCAGACGGTGAAAATGAATTAGAATTAAGTTCTATTGCAAATAGAGTAGAAGATAGTAAAACATTGGCTGTTTGGGAAGAAATGCACAAATGGTTTTTAGATGGTGATTTAGTAGAATTTTGGGAAGTAGATATTGAAAGTATGCGAATTAACGAAGAAACTCAAAAAGAAGAATATAAAGTTAATTATTTTCAAGGATATTTAACATCTTTTGAAATGAGTGCAGCAGCAGACGCTAACGTTGAATTAAAATATACACTAGCTATTAATGGTAATGGTATTTGGGGTCATTGGGATACACTTTCAGAAAATCAAAAACTAGCTGTTAAAGGTGTTCAATACGCTTATCATACTTTATCAAAAGAAACAGATATTTAATTTATAGGCAGATAAATTCTGCCTTTTTATTTTTATAATTTTTTAACAAGGAGAATAATTTATGCAATTAACAATTAACAACAAAAACTACAATTTACATTTTGGTCTTGGATTTTTACAAGAAATGAATAAAAGAAAATCAACTTCTTTTGACGGTATGTCAACGGGCTATGGGGCTTTAGCTTTATTGAGTATTGGTTCAATGTTGCAAGATCCTTTAGCGGTTGTAGATGTAATTAAAGCTGCGACTGCTCAAGCCTTACAAAAACCAAGCAATGAAGATTTAGAAATTTTCTTAAACGAAAAAGCAGAAAACGGACAATTAGATAAATTAATTTTTGATTTATTTGAAGAAATAAAAAAGTCACCACTTTTACGTTATGCGATGAAAATGGAAACGGGACAAACAAATCAAGTTCCAGTTCAAAAAGTGGATACGAATACAGTTACGCAGATTGTATAGCTTTTTTAATAGCAAGACAAAATTTAAATTATAGTGAAGCGTATAATACAACTATTTCTGAATTTATGGTTTATCAAAAAGCTTTTGAAATTAAAATGACTGATGAAGTATTTTTGAAAGCTCAAGGGGCTTGGTTAAATCAAGCTGTTCAAGCTACAAGAGGTAGTGGTAAAAATATTAAATCAAAATTTAGAAATTTTAAAGAATTTTTTGATTGGTCTAATGAAATTGAAAACATATTTACACAAAAGAATAATAAAAAATCTTCTAAAAAAATTAGTTTAGCAGAAATTAATGCTTTAGCTAATGAATATATTGAAAAGAAAGGAGGTTAACACATGTCTACTTACGATGTTACAGCTATATTGAAAGCTAATGTTACAAATTTCGCAAGTGGTATGAAAGAAGCTCAAACAGCTATTGAATCGTTGAAAAGTAAAAGTAATAGAACTTTTGAAAATGTAGCTAATTCGCTTGGTTCTGCTGGAATGGCGATGACTGGAGCTTTTACTGCTCCCGCCGTAGCTGGAGTAGGTGCTGTGATTAGATCTTACGCTGATTTAGAACAAGCTGTTGGTGGTGTTAGAACTCTTTTCGCAAATGAAATGGGTGACGCATCACAAACAGTTATAGACAACGCTAACAGAGCTTATCGTACAGCTGGAGTTTCAGCGACAAAATATATGGAACAGTCAACGTCTATGGCTGGTGTTTTACTACAAGGTCTCGGTGGAGACGCTAAGCAAGCAGCTCAATATGCAGACCAAGCAATTGTACAGATGTCTGATAATTCTAATAAAATGGGTACTCGTTTAGAGTCGCTGCAACAAGCTTATGCTGGATTTTCTAGGGGGCAATTTGGTCTTTTAGACAATTTAAAACTTGGGTACGGTGGTACTCAAGCTGAAATGGCGAGGCTTATCAATGACACTGGTGTTATGGGAGATGGTTTTAAAGCGACAGCTGAAAATGTTAAAGATATACCATTTCATAAATTAATTGAAGGTATTCAAAAAGCTCAAGATAAACTAGGAATTACAGGTACTACAGCAAAAGAAGCAAGTGATACAGTTTCAGGTTCATTTATCGCTATGGCGTCTGCTGGGAAAAACTTGGTGGCAGGTTTAGGTGATAATGAAGCAAATATATCTCAATTAATGTCTAATATGAGTGAAACTATTGGAAATTTTGCTAAAAACATAAAAAGGGTTTTAGGTAACATATGGAATAATTTACCTTTAGCCCCTTGGCAAAAGTGGCTTGCTGCGATTGCCGTAGGAGCAGGACCGATTATGTTAGCTATTTCTAGAATAATGAAAACAGTAGGCTCCATGAGTTCCGTTTTTAAAGGAATTGGTGCTGTTTTATCCAATCCGTTTGCTTTAGCAATAATTGCAATAGCTGCTTTAGTCGCTGGTCTAGTTTATGCTTATAAACATTCAGAAACATTCAGAAATATAGTTAATTCAGCAGTTAGTGAAGTAGCGGCAGCTTTCAGTAAATTAAAAGAAATTGCACAACCAGCTATAGACGCTATAGTTAATGCTTTTGGAAAATTTAACGTAGGAGCGTTCACTCCTTTAATCATCGGAGTTGGAGTAGCTATTGCTGCGTTTAAGAGATTGAAAAACTTGAAAGTTAAAGCTCCGATAATACCACCACCAAAATTTCCAAAAAATCCATTTTCTGGAATGTTTGCGTTAGTAAAAAGTTTTGGTGCGTCTATTAAATCTGTTTTTGTAGGTTTGGGACAAGGTATAGCTTCGGTTTTTAAAGGAATTGGAACAGCTGTAGCAAGGGCTTTTACTGGATTAGCGACTGTCAATCCTTTCACGATGTTAGCTTTTTCTGCTGCTATATTAGCAGTTGGAGCAGCTATAACAATGGTATTAACTCAAGCTGAGGGGATAACTGCAGTATTTAGTGGGCTTTCTTCAGTTGTAATGGCGGTAGGAAGCGCAATTGGTGGTATAGCTACAGCAGTAATCGGAGCGTTTGCTCAAGGTCTAGTCACTGTAGCAGGAGTTTTACCTACAGTAGCTTCATCATTTGCTATGCTTAGTCCTTTAGTATTAGCATTTGGTACTGCTATTAGTCAAGTGATAGTTGCTTTTAGTACATTAAGTCCAGTAATAACTGCTGCAGGAACAGCTATATCAACTGTAATTACAGCTATAGCTAATGGTGCTTCGCAAATAATTACAACATTAACTCCGATAGTAGGAATAATAGGAGAAGTATTTACATCTATAGTAACTACTTTAGCAAATGCAGCAGTTCAAATAGTGACTGCTTTAGCGCCAGTTTTACCAGCTATCATGTCAAGTTTCCAAGGTATAGTAACAGTTGTTTCTAATGCAATTGTACAAGTAGTTAGTGCTATAGCTCCCTTCATACCAGCAATAACTGAAATGGTGTCAATTGTAGTATCTAATTTACCGTCGATAATATCTGCTTTTACTGAACTAGCTGGAACAATTCCAGGGATAATCAATAGTATTACAGGGACTATCAATTCATTTAAAGGTGTTATAGAATCTGTTTTTAATGGTGCTAAAGGTGTTATTGAATCATTTGGAAGTGCAGTAAGTGGTATATTAGATTCAGTTTCAGGAGTTATACGTTCAATTGGTGAATCTGCCGAAAAAGCTGGAAACGGATTTAGGCTTTTTTCGGAGGGAATGCAGAATTTATCAAATATAGGTGCCGGAAGCATTATTGCTACAATGGCATCTGTTGCAGCAGGTATCGCTCTTGTTTCAGGAAAGTTAGGAGAATTAACATCTATTAGTTCGGCTTTTGTACAATTAGGTTCATCTATGATGAGTTTAACAGGTGTATCAATGGCTTTTGGAATGTCAATGAGCATGATTGGAACAGCTGTAAGTAGCGTTCAATCATCTATTACAAGTTTACCAGCTGTTTTCACAACTTTACAAACGTCACTAATGCAGATACCGACAATTTTAACAAGCGTTCAAACTGCTTTAACGACTTTTGGAACTAGTGTTACTACTTCAATGACTAGTTTAACTACAGTATCACCGATGGTTATGCAATTCACAACAGCTTTAAACATGATACTTCCAGTTTTAACAACTGTAAGTACTGCTGTGACTACTTTTACAGTTAGTGTTGCTAGTTCTTTAACTAATTTATCTAGTGTAGGGGCTTCTATCAGTCAATTTACAAGTCAAATAATGACGATAAATACAGCTGTAGCTAATGCGGAAAGTGGTTTAAGTTCATTTAATAGTCAAGTTTCAGGTACTATGTCATCTTTATCAAATTTAGGAAGTTCTGCACAAAGTGCTTTAAGTCAAATTCAAGTTTTAGGAAACGGTATAGCTACATCTATGACAACTGCTGCAACAGCAGTACAAAACACAGCTAATCAAATAAGTACATCTATACAAACTACTGGAACACGAATGACAACTATTATGCAAGCGACTATGTCGCAAATAGTTTCAGTTGTTGTAAGTGGCATGTCTTCGGCAGGACAAGCTGTTTTAAGCGGTACTTCTAGAATGGTAAGCGCTATGACTTCTGCTGGAAGTCGAATGGTCGCAGTAGCACAGTCTACTATGAATCAGATACGTTCTATTTTTGCGAGTGGTATGTCATCTATCGTATCGATTGTTGTTAACGGTGGTAGTCAAATAGTTTCTGCTTTTCGTTCAGCTGGAAGTCAAATGGTGTCAGCAGCACAGTCTATGGTAAATCAAACAGCAGCAACGATTAGATCTGGTTACGGAGCTATGGTTTCAGCAGGTCGATACATTGGTGAGGGTGTTGCTGCGGGTATGAGGTCCGCTTTAGGAGCAGTTGCTGCTGCAGCGAACGCAATTATATCTAAAGCTAACGAAGCAGCTAGAGCAGCTGCTAAAATTCATTCACCTTCTAGGCTTTTTAGAGATGATGTGGGTTATTGGCTAGGTGCAGGGGTTGCTGTTGGAGTTGAAGAATCTGGCAAATTGCTAGAAAAAAGTTTTGATTTCATAAAAGATACTGCTAAAGATTTTGCGATAGATACTGCTAACATTTTTGAAAAAGGTCTGAATTTAGCTAATTTAGAAAGTAATTTATCAAGAAGTTTAACAGTATCACACACACCGCAATCGATAAATCACAATATAGATAACGTTGTTAATCAAAAGAATTTAGTTAAACAAGTTGAAGAACTTGTGGCGGAGACTAAGAAAGGACATGTAATTTACATGAATGATAGAGAAGTAGCTAGTATCATGGATTCAAGGCTTGGAAAAAATACTGTTTTGGGAGGTAGGTTTTCATGGTAAAAATTAACGAAATGATAGAATTTGTTGGTTTTAATAGCAAAGAACACAATTTATATTTAATAAATCGAGATGCACCTTCTCCGCAAGAAAAAGAAATTGTCGAGGATATTCCTTTTAAACAAGGGGTACTCGACTTTTCAATGATTTTAGGAGAGAGAATTTTTAAAAATAGAGAGATAACTTATGAATTTCTATTACTAGATAATGATTACAGTGACAGATCTAGATTTGAAACTATATTAAAAAGGGAATTAATGCCTTTTGGAAAAAATAAATTGTATGACAGTCACGATAGTTCGTATTTTTGGTTAGGTAAATGTAAATCTGTGGAAGTAGAACACGACAATAAATTCGATAAATTAATCGCTACTATAGTTTTTGATTGTTATCCGTTTATGTTCAGTTTAAAAAAATATTTTGATGATGTTTGGGATTCTTTTGATTTTAACGACGGTGTAGCTAGTTTTACTAAATATATTGTTAATGGTAAAAAAGAAATAATACTTGTTAATAACGGAACAAACGCTGTTAAATCAGAAGTTAAAGCTACTTCTAATATGACAATAATGCAAGATAAAAATAAACGTATTGTTAATAAAAGTCTTGTTACTTCTATAGTTTTAAATCCGGGGCTAAACAAAATTGTAGTTCAAGGAGAAGGTATTATTAGTTTTCACTGGACTTCGGAGGTATTAGCGTGAATAATATTGGTGGATATAGAGTATTGTATTATGATAATTTTAAACATTTTAAAGATTGTAAAAAGAAATTGAAAAATCCAAAAATTTTACATGACGCTAGAACGTTCGATAATAAATTGATTTCTGGAAAAATAGTACAATCACTAGAATCTTTGTGGTCTTTTGAGTTTTCAATAGCTTATGATCATCAGCATTACAATGATATTAATTTCATTGTCGGAATTGTTGAAGTTATCAATTTAAGAGATAAAGAGCAAGAGTTTATTGGACGTGTTCTAACAACAACTGGAGAAATGTCACAAAGTGGTTTCTTTTCAAAAAGTTTTGTTTGTGAAGATTTAAAAGGTTATTTGCATGATTCAGCGCAAGTTTTCACAAAATATAAAAATGACGGTGTTAAATTTTATTTTGCCCATATTATAAATCAACATAATAAACAAGTAGAAGTTCACAAAAGATTTACAGTTAAAGATGTTACTATTCCAAATGTAACAGACTTACCTTTTCGATACACTGCTTATGATGATACATTTGAAACTATAAAAACATACGTTTTAGAAAGACTAGGTGGTTATCTAGTTTTAGAAGTTGATAAAGAGGGACACTTGTATTTAGATTGGCTTAAGGAAGTAGGAATGTTCGTGAATAGTCCTATTTCACTTGAAAAAAACATTAAAACAGCTAGACGAGAATTAAATCCTGAAAACATAATAACACGTCTAGTGCCAGTTGGAGCAGACAAAGAAGATGCTGTAGAACGTGAAGAAGAAACTGGACAATATGTCACTAGAGAACGTGTAACAATCGAATCAGTAAATAATGGGCTTATTTATTTAGAAGATGAATCTTTAGTGAAAGAATTTGGAATTATTCAAAAATCTGTTGACTGGACTGAGATTTCAGATCCTCATATTTTGAAGAAAAGGGGTGAGCAATATCTTTCAGAACAAAAGTTAGCTATTGCATCATGGTCTGTTGAAACAATTGAATTATATTTAATAGATAATAAATTTCCGAAATATAAACTTGGAAATAAACACCCTATTGAAAATGCTCCAATTTCAGGAATTGAAAATTTACAAATTGTGGAAAAAGAAATTGATATATTAAATCCGCAACTTGTAAATTTGAAAATTGGCTCAAGTGGTCAAACATTATCTATTTATCAGTTACAACAACAAGAAGCTAAAAAATCTATGCAAAGACAAACTGAAAATGAAATCGCAGCTAGAAAACGAGTTGAAGCTGAATTGAACGCTAAACAGAAAGAGTTAGAAAATGTACAAGGTCAATTAAAGTCAGAGATTGAAAGAGTAGACAGACAAAATAATAAAAATACTTTGAACACTAGTAAAACTCAAGCACAAAATTCATTAGAATTTGAAAGGCAAAATTTAGAAGTTTTACGTACTGAAAAAGCTAGATTAGAAGCTTTACCTAAAAATCAAAGAGAAAATTTAAATTTAGTAGAAATTCAAATCAATATAACTGAAACACGAATAACGAATTATTCAACTTTGATTGAAAATATAAATACTAAATTGAAAGCTATTGAAGATTTAGAGAAAATAAAAGAAGCAGAAAAAAAATTAAAGGAGAAGAAAAACAATGAGTAAACATAATTTTTCTACTTTAAAAGCTATTATCGGTGATGAAGCAGATAATAACGATAATTATTACAGAGATCCTGAACATATTGAAAATGTTCAGGAAGATATTGTAAAAGGACGAAAAGACAGTGTTTCTATACAACTTGCTACATGGATCAGACAAAAAAAATTTGGTATTGATGTTAGAGAATCGATAGCGAGGTTTGTGGAATGGATTTCTGTACTAACAAACAAAGTTCTTGAAAACAATATGAAAATGATAGAACAAAATGATAAAGTGCAAGAAGATGTAGATAAGTTTACAAAAACATTTGAAAATAGATATAATACGCAAATAGCAAGCAATACTGATTTAAATGAAGTAATTGACGCTAGAATTGATATTGACGGGGAGGTTTCAACTACTTTGAAAGAAAGAATAGATAAAATCGAAAATAAAACTTTGGATTCCTTAGGTCGTGTGAAATTGAAAGACGTTGAAGGTGGTATTAGACCAGTTTTTAAAACACCAATCAATGAAATGAAACATAAACTTTCACAAAGAAGAGACAACATTAACATAGCACAGATAACAGATACTCATTATACAACTAGAGATAGTTATTGGGGAAGTAACAGAGAAGCTAAATACTCTCTAACACATGTACTAAATGTTGGTGAAGTTAGTAAACACTTAGCTTTTGCGATTGCTACAGGTGATAATATCGATTCACATGCTGAAAACAAAACCCAAACTAAAAAATATAATGAAGATTTTGGGATAACGTTTCACACAGCTATTGACGCACCGACTGCAATTTTAAAAGGTAACCATGATGATAATTCGTCTTATCTCGAAAATAGAATAGGTGGTTTAGAATATATAGTTACTGATTCTGAATTTGCCGAATTATATCAACAAGATGGTTCAAACGGTGAAGTTCGTGACGGTAATTCGAATTATTTTTACAGAGATGTTAACGGTATTCGTGTTATTGGATTAGATTCATACGACACTTTGGAAGAATTGGACTCTAGCGGCAGAATAAAGCATATTAGACTTAAAAATTCAGCTTTCAGTGCTAGACAAGTTCGTTGGTTCTATGAACAAGCGCTACAAACAGATTTACCAGTAATTATATTTACACATTGTCCGTTAAAAGGTACGTACAGTGGTGGTTCTGGTATTTCAGCTAATCATGAAGCTATAAAATTATTAATAGAAGCTTTTAAAACTGGACGCGGCGGACACATTTCAACTAGTCAGCCTGGGTATGAATTAAATTTGGAATATAATTTTGATAACGTTCATGATGTTATTGCTGTTGTTTACGGTCATAGACACACTGACGCTATCAATCAATATAACGGGATAAATCATATTATATCTCAGCACAGTTTCGCAGCAAACGGACCGACCACAAGTGAACATTACGTATCTTATTTAAATACATTAAACGAAGATTCGTGGTCTGTATTTTCGATAAATTTAAAAAATCGAAGTGTAGATTGGTTAAAATTTGGAAACAGGGGACGAGACAGAACGTTTACTTACTAGGAGGAAAATAGATGGAAAACATAAGCAAAAAACAATTTGAAAAACTATTAAGAAATTTTGTTCATCATAGGGGAAAAGGTGGTTTAGAAGAACATGCTCCCGTTGACAGTTGGGACGCTGGTTTTATGACACCTGAAATGTTAAAAAAATTAAATCAATCGTCAGGAGTACCAACTTTTTTAGAAGATGACACGAACGTTTTCGAATTAAAAGCAGGTTCATATATAACGTGGAGTAAAAACATGGAAAATAGTAATTTACCTGAAAACGCTGGATTTTTAGTTGAAGTTACAGTTTGGAATAATGTTAAAATTATAAAAGCGTACAATTTTGATAGAGGTAGAGAGTATGAAATCAACTGGGACGTCAATGGAAGTCATAAAAATTTACCTGAAAAATGGGGGCAGCAAGTCAGAGAATACGTATTGTATGATAGACCCTTTTTCGGAAAAGGAACTACTGTTGAATTAAGAGAAAGAGTAGATAGATTTTCAGAATTAATAATTATGTTTAGACATAATACAGAATTAGACCAAACTGTGTTTTTACCGACGTGGAACCTTACTAAATATGGTTTATCTATATCAACGACTAATATTGCTAGTAATAAAGCAGGTATTATGATTAATGAAGTTAGATTAAAAGTCGACGAAGAGACCAAAAAAATGTTAACTATCCAAAATCATGTAGCTGTAAACATAGGTAAAAATCATCTTGACGAAACAACGCATTTAGAAAAAATTGAGATAGTTAAAATTATAGGACGTTTATAATATTATGAAAGATTTATTAATGAATCCGCAGTTTTGGAGCGTAGTGACTCCAGGTCTATTAATACCAGTTATAAAATACTACAGCGAAAAATCCAAAGAAAAAACCGAAAAACAAAACGATAAAACTATTGA